ACTCTGTCTCTTCCTCTCTTCCGATGATCCTGTCCGCTACTCTTCGCGCCGTGTCCTTGGTGAAGCCTAGCACGGTCTTGATCTTGGCCTCTTCCTTAAATACTGAATAAATGCAAGTCACCAGCGCAGCATATAGTTCCGGATCTTCGTCTATTGCTTTCTTTACCTTCTCCGCTGCGCTTCTTACTTCATCAGATAACATTGTTCACACCTTCCGATCTTTTTTTGATGCCCCCGGCGACTTTTGCCGCCGAGGTTAAGGAGAAAGATGAAACGCAAAAAGAGCCGATAACCCTGTTAAGGTTTCGGCTCTGGTTCGGCTCTTACTTCATATTCTTTTTTACACCGAGAACACCAGACGAAAATATTTGCGGCCAGTGCTCCCGATCCTATCCGAATAAGCTTCTTCTTGCACTCCGGACACTTGAAATAGTGTTTTTCTTCCGTTTTTTCCATTCAAAAGAAAAAAACTGAACTTATCCACTTACTATTTTACGCTTTTTGCACGTAAAATCAAGGCTTTTCATTATTTTTCATGATAAAACCGCATCTTTTATAAACTGATTTACACTCTTTCCGGCTTCTCTCGCTCTCCGCTCGATCTCCTGCTTTTCCTCTGGTCTCACCCGGAACGGGATCATTTTCAGTTTCGCCTTAGCCAGGTATCGCTCGTTTGACGCTTTTTTCTTTTCTGTATAGCCATTATATCCCATCTTTCGCCCCTTTTCTGCTTGATTTTCGTTTCAATGTTCTTTCACTCCCTATTATACCGTTTATTTCGCATGATACTATGTGAAAACTGCACAATTTCGCATGATATCTTTTGTGAAACATTGCCTATTTACGTTCGCATGATATCATGCTATGATTTAACCAGATCAAGAAAACAGCAACCGCCACCGGCGGACAGAAAAGGAGAAAAAGCCATGACAAATAATCAGATAATCTTCGAACAGTCACAGATTTTAGCAGAAGCAGGAAAGATCCAGTACACCGGCCGAGTATTCAAGGCCATCGACGGAGACGGAAACCCCTGTGAAGTAAAGGAAACCGAAGAGATCCACACCTTCGCAGACTGGAAAGCACGCGGTTACTTCGTAAAGAAGGGCGAAAAGGCAATCGCATCCTTCCCGATCTGGAACTTCACAAGTAAGCCCAGCAAGAAGGCAAGAGAAGCAGCGGCAGCCGAAGGAAAAGAGATCAGCGACGATCCGCACTACTACATGAAGGAAGCGTACTTCTTCACCATGAACCAGACAACAGCAGCACAGAAGTTTCTCCCGGCGGTCATTTGACCGCCCAGGAAACAAAATGTAAAAACAAGCCCACCCCGGAGGTTACGAGGGCAGAAAGGACTTAAAATGTACGGAGTAAACACCATCGAAGAAAAGAAACAGTATATAATGAGCATTGCAGACAACAAGCGAACCGCCGCCGCCATGATCCGCCGGGTACGCAATACCGTTCGATCTTTTGACGGCAAGATCTATAACTGCAAATTTGACGAGGCAATAAGCGCCCTGACGGACGAGGAAAGCCGCTTCTACTGCTCCAACTCATACGGCTGGTTTTATATCTACTACACACCGCGCAAAAGTTCTCTCTCCAGGATGGACGAAGCGCTCCTGTCCGGGTATAGCTGTAAATCCTCCGACTATGTAAAGCTACAGACAAACGAAAATGCAATCATGTTTGACGGTAAAAGGGTAATCGCTGACAAGATGGAAGAGGCTCTAAAGGCAAAGCGCGAAAGCCTGTTAAAAGAAGCCTACGAGCTAGAAACCGTAGCGAATGAGCTTGAAGAAACCATGACCCGGATCAAGTCCACAAAGGCGCTACTAAATAACATGGTGCAAGCGCTCCCGCAAGCGGTCCGTGATGCTTGCAATTTAAAATATTGCTATTAAGTAAAGCGGCGCCTTATCCGGCGCCGTTATAACTCATTTTCCCTTCACTTTCTGCCTTAATCTTCGTTTTTGTGTGACTCATAGTAGACTATGAGATCTATGTTTTTTTCCCGCTTGACAATAGCCGCTTTTAATATTATGGCAAGGACAGCCATAGCAATGTTCTGGTAAGTTTGTTATTTTTTTTAATAATACTGTTCATATTTTACTGCTCCTTATCTGTTTCTATGATTTCCGTCATATCGAAACAATGGCTACAATCTTCATCACTTATGAAAACAGTATTTTTTAATTTTTGTTTAATTTCTTCCGTCATTGGATAATCTGAATCACATATTGCTATAAAACTATGTCCTTCAGGGAGTGCAGTGCCTTTTGCTACTGCCATTCTCAAACTCCATGCTTCATTTGCATCTAAACTATTTACAATTGCCTTATATAAATTTTTAGGTATATCAATTACTATCTGCATCTTATCCCTCGCTTTCTGCTTTATACTTATCAATAATCCCTAAACATTCGTTAACCTTTTCTGCTGCAAACCAATCGTCACCGCCATCTGAAAGGCTTTCAAGCACTTGTTCCTCTATCTCGGATTTTATTTTGTCTAGAATAGACATAATCCAATTCGCTTTTTCTTTAGCAATTGCCGTTGACCAGCAATGATAGCAATTATTATAAAACTGTTCTCTTTTACAATCTTCTTCATAAAAAGTATTTTCAAACCCTATATCTTTAGGACAATGTATATCTCTCATTCACTTTCCTCACTCTCCTCCATCTTTGCTCCGCAACATGAACACCATGCGCTAAGTACATCGTCATGAGTCCATTTATCTTTCAGCGGTTCATTATGACATTGATCGCACTCGTACCACCAACATTGATCGTTTTCCACTTTTATCCAATGTCCTGTCTTTGGTTGTGGATTGACGGATGGTAACTCTTCCATGTCGGAGATATACGATTCAACTAATCCAAGACCCCATTCGTATTTTTCGCGTTCATGACCAATGACATCCACCTCGTCCAATACACGTTTTAGAAATTCTTCTCCTATTGCTAATACATCAATCGCCGCCTGTCTGCTTATCGCATCCTCACACGGCTCTTGCTCTAATTCTTTGATAGCCTTTCCTAAAATCACAGCCCTTTTGCAAGGATTTTTATCATCATAAAGTCCCATGCTTGCGGCGAGTCCTTTTAATTCTTTTATTTCTTCTTTTGTCACTCTTTCTCTCCTTTATTTCCTGCGGGTAAGGATTTGTCACCTTACATGGTTGCACTTCAATCCAACGTATTTCTACGGGGTCAACCTTAATTTATTAAGCGTCTACCTATTCCGCCACCGCAGGTTATTTATTATATTATTATTTTCTTGTCATTCTATCGTTCATTTTATTTTTTATGATATAACAGATGACAGTGTAGCTAACTCTCTTCTTGCATTCTCTTCTTGATTTTTCGTCTTTATAATATCTTTATTCTTAAGCCATTCAATTACCGTTTCTTTGCTTACTGTATCATTACATGGTTGTTGTTCTAACAACCGTTTATAGTCTTTGAGCCATTCTGCAAGCTGTCTATGTTCTTTTGCACATCTGTCATAATCAGATAACTGCATAGCAGGAGATACAGTTTCGCAAAGGCGTTCATTTGCATTTGCTACTTCCTCGATGTGTTTTATTGCTTCATCAAGTGTTATTCCCATAATGCTTTTTTTACCTTCCTTTTAATTTGCCTATAACTTGCCGTATGGCGCTATGGGTTCATTCATTCCTCATTTTTTTTGAAAAAGCATAATTTTTAATCATATATTCTGTTGTTGGTTTAAATATTGTAGGCACTTCGATCAAATATTTTTTAATAAATGACCTTAATTCGTCAGACAACTCATAAATGCTATTAGTTTTATGTTCTATACAAATCTCTTTCACTACCTCATCAGCATCAATCAATCTGCCATATCCTTCTGGAAGTGGTGTGCCGTTTGCAATGGCACTTGTTACATCCCATCGAATATCACTTGATATACTACCCGAAAACATAGCATTATCTTTTATTTCATTTACGGTTTTTTCGGGTATTTTAATAACTAACTCTATATCTGCCATTTTTATTCCCCACTTTTCTTGATAAATAACCACCTAAAATGCCAAATAAATATATTTAGTATTAAGGCTATATTTTTCTCCTTATACATAGGATTATCTATATGCACTTCAATCGTTGGAATAAAGGTTATCCATTTTCCGAAAGTCTGTAATTGGAAATTGTACAGTTTCATACTTCCTCGCTTTCTGACTTATACTTGCCCGTATAGCATCGACCGCAGTGACTACATGGATATGTTGAGTTATTTCCCGTTTTTTTCATATATGCAACCCTCACATCCTATCTTTGACTCTGTCGTGGCAGAAGATAACTCATCACGGATAATTTGTTCCATCTTAACCTTATCAATGCTTGTAGTATGATTACCTCTGCAATTCCACATCCTTTTTAGTATTCGGCTTATCGCATCACCGCAAGGCTCTTGCTCTAATGCCTTAATAATAGTTTCAGTAACGTCATCCTGCTCCGTATGATCACAATTAGGATATTTTATACATTCCTCACAAACCTCTGAATGATAATCGCTACTTGCTTTCAAGCAGTACAATGCCAATTTTCTTTCTTCGTCTGTCATTTTTCCCTCTCTATATCTTCTTTTCGGCCTTGGCCTCACATTCCGTGCAAAAGAATATACCCTCTGTTAATTCTTTTCCGCAAAGCATACATTTGCCACGGGTTATTACTTTTACTCTACACTGCTGCTCTTTCGCATACTCCTCAATCTTGTCCTTATTGTTTTTTAACAATCTCGGACATTTTTCACACTCTGACAAAAACACTTCGCCTTCAAAATAGTCATCAACTCGCCCTAAACAATACGTCTTGTGATCTATTTCTTCGAAAGCATGACCACCTTCGCATTTATTGTGATGGACCCACCTACTCATACATCCTCACTTTCTGACTTATCTGATTCTATGATTGCTGTTGCATCTTCCACATCTTCAACATTAACAACATCTCTTGTACTTAATGTCGCACTATCATCAATGCGATATGATTGCTTTAATAATTCGTATGCATCAATCAATCTTCCGTGTCCTTTTGGGAGAACATTAAACCCATATTTCCCTACTTCACAAACCTTCTCGTCTATGAAATGTAGAGGTATTTCAATAATATCCTGTTTCTTTGGAATTTCAGATTCAGGTATCTTAATCACTATCTGCATCTAATACCTCACTTTCTGCGTTAGTCACTTCTTTTCTGCGATAATATAACACTTATCAAAGCTAGACTCGGATTCAACTATTACTGTAAATCCGGCTTCTTCAAGTGCTTTTGCAATTTTTTCATAATAATCCTCGCTTTTATGAATCTGTAATTCTCCTAACTTTTTATACATACTTCCTCACTTCCTGTCTTATCTGCTTCTATGATTGTCAATGTTTCGTCGAGTACCTCTTTAGCCACTCCTGCTAAACAACGACAAAAAAATTTCCTATATACTTCTTTAGCATCAATCAATTTCCCGTGTCCTTTTGGAAGTGGCGTGCCGTTTTTAATAGCCGCTCCAATAACTCCACCGAGGTCATAATAACCGGCTTTTAGGTCATTGTTTTCGGCGTAATCAAATGCCTGTTTTACTTCTTCGGGAATCTTAATTACTAATTCCACAACGCTTATCTCCTTTCGTACCTTACCATTGGATTCTGTATATAGGATAAAAGTAATTCCAACCTTGCATCGTTTAATTCTGCTTTTAATCTATTTATTTCCTGTTCAACAACTATTTCATATTCCCTATAAATTTTGCAATATTCTTTGTATATGTCGTGTTTTGACATTTTAATATATTCTATTCCGGTTATCACTTATCCTCACTTTCTGTCTTGCACACCTTCCTCATCAGTTACTCAAACAAATTCATTTGCCCCTCAATTTGTTCCTCCGGCTTTTTCACGCTTCCTTTATTCAGCCTGACTATCGGCAAACCGTTGTATGGCTTATTCCATAGACCGCAAGCATCATACCTAAGAGCCCAATCTGTAGCTTCTGACGATGAATCTCCGTAGCATTCACACTTACGGTATTCGTTCACGCCGCCTTTTAAGTGATTACAGTCCCTGCACTTCTTCCCCGGTGTCACTCCGAATAGGGCTTGCATCTTGTCAATCTTTCGCAGCATCTTCAAAATCTCCGTCAGCTTTTGCCCTGTCCATCCACTCCATGAAAAGCCTTGTATGTGCGTCTTTCCACTCTTCCAACGCTGCATTCGTTTTGAATGCCAAAGACACAATGGCATAGTGGTTTCCATTGTCCGGCAATTTATGACTGTAATACGCTCCTGCAAATCCATCTGACTGTGTGTCAATGTGAAGCGCATCTTTCAGCGTCATATCCTTGTATGTATGCCCGGTGAAGTCCTCACAAGCCCACTTTTGAATCTTGTCATGTTTAAGGTCGATTCCGTAGTTCTTTGAATCCTCGTTGTGACATACGAAGTCCCGTCCCTCTTCGTAAGTACAGAATCGACATATGGAGCATATTTTTTCTTTCATCTTTCCGCTCCTATTCCGCTTTGCCTTTGTTCCACAAATCAGTTGCTTGATATTCGTAGCAATACGCCTCTGTTTTTCTTCCGCATTTGTCACATTCAAGCCATGTCCACTTTAAGCTTCCATCCTCATGATGTTCATTGCGGTATCTATCCTCGCCTTCGCCAACTTTGAAATGGCATTGCTTTCTTATGGCATTATCGCCGCAATACGGGCAAGGCATGGGCTTAGTGAGATTTCTATCATTGATCACCGACTTTTTCTTGTTTAGATTTTCAATGCAGGTAGGACATATCCAAAAAATATGTTCATGCGCTTGTAAATTCTTACATATCTTGCCTTTTTGCCTCGCGCTCTCGTAATTCCTTGTTACATAGCGGAACTCGATTTTCGCTCCTGTTCCGTGGCAGATAGAGCATACGCAATTATCCTGCTCAAGAAAGCGAAAATGAAAATCATTTCCTGTACGCTTGTATTTCGCTCCATATCTGTCAATTCCTTGCTCCGGCAATCATAATCACCTCCGCACTTCATCAGGCTTTGCTTGCTCCATTCCTTCCCGGCAATCATAATCACCTCCGCACTTCATCAGGCTTTGCTTGCTCCATTCCTTCCCGGCAATCCAGAGATTCACCGCCGCCGCTACATTTGGAAACCGTAAAGACTCCATGCAATTATTATGGCAATCTTTCCCGGCTCCGTATTCGTTGAAGAAATGAACAGGGCAAGTCTTATGACATATGGTAGTTGTGCATTTCTCTCCTAACCTTTCAAATTTTGTCATTCTTCCCTCTCCTCGTAATCGTCGCACATCGGGACAAATCCAGCCGCAGTATATGTATCATCTGATATACTGATTTCTTCCAAGGTGCAGCCGCCTTCGTTCTCATAATTCCCGCCTTTTTTATCATAATGTCGGCAATAATCAATGTTGCATTTCACCCTCATTCTCTTTCCCTCCTTGAAAACATCTCACACTCTCCCCGTTGATCCGAAACCACCAGTTCCCCGATCTGTTTCTGAAAGTTCCTCTTTCTCCACAAAATTTACTTCCATAAACGGTTGAATCACGATCTGCGCCACCCTCTCATGTGGCTGAATCGTCTGCGGTATGTCTGTATCATTCCGAAGACCTACACCTATGTTTCCACGGTAATCCGAATCAATCACACCCACACAGTTCGGTGGTCTCAACCCTTGCCTTGAAGCAAGTCCGCTTCTCGCATATATCGCACCAAAATATCCTCCCGGAATCTCCATTGCTATTCCAGTATTAAGAGCCTTGTACTCCCCCGGCTGGATTGTCACCGGTTCCTCACTGTCCACATACAGATCCCATCCTGCCGCCTTATCAGTTCCCCTAGTTGGTATCTTTGCCGTTTTCGTCAATCTCTTGATTCTTATATCCATTTCAAGTTTCTCCCTTCTTCGCCAATCCGCATCCGTAAAATATGTTCCCATCCACAACCCCAAGCTGGCAGTCAGTACCCATGCAAGGCTTCCTTGTAAACGGGCAAAATCCGTTCTCATATGCTGTCTCTTCGGAGTAGTCTACTTTCTTGAAATATGCCTCGTAGTCTAACATCTTCTCACCTCTTCAATCCCATCACGTAATCCATTGACACTCCTACTACGCTACATATCTTGGCAAGCCTCATGGCTGATATGTCAGTGTCGTAGTATAAAAATCCTTCGACTGCACATCTACTCACGCCCGATCTTTTGCATAATTGTTGCAATGTGATCCTTTTACGAAATGATGCCTCCAAGACCTTTTTGCCCTTTATTGTTGCCCATTCCAGCCGATCATTGTCATTCTTGTAAAGAACGGGTTTCGTGATTTCCTCATAATTTCTTATGCCTCTGTGGTATCTTGTTTCCAGAGTCTTAAATTTTATTCCTGTTTCCTCAGCTATCTGGTTTAATGTTTTCCCGTCAACCATTCGCTCATTTTTGTATTCCCTCATGTCAATCCTTTCCGGAAAAGAGTGATAAGTGCGTCAACTCTTTCATACTGTTTCTCCTATAAAATCAAACAATGTGCTTTGTCCCTCGATCTGGTCTTTCTCGTTGATGTAATTCGGATTGCACATCTCTTCTTTTGCCCTACGGTAAAACTCCTTTGATATTTCAAAACCATAGAAGTTTCTTTTCAGCTCCATTGCCGCCCTTGCAGTCGCTCCCGATCCGAAGCATGGATCAATCACAACGTCCCCCTCATCCGTGAATATTTCTATAAGCCTTTTCAGCAATGCTACGGGCTTTTGTGCCGGATGAATTTTTGGGATTTCCTTTCCGTCCTTTTCCCACGGGAACCAATTAAAAACCATCTTTCCGTTGTTCCTAAACTTGGGTAATCTATCCCGGTAGAAAAGAAGTGCGTATTCTGTTGCTCCCACAACTCTCATATTCGCTTTTAAAACCTGCGGAGAGTAATTCTTGATAAACACAAGCGGGATGTTATGGACAAATCCATGCTTGGCAGCGGCATTGATAAGCGTTTGAATTTGTTCAAAGGAGCAAAAGACAATCATGCACGGGGCATCTGATGATCTCCCTCTTTCTCCTGCTTTCTTTGGTTCTTTCTTCATAAGCCTTGAACAAAAATGAAAGTATTCATACAGGTTAAAGTTGAAATCAGAAGCGAAAGCCGCCTTTCCTGCAAGTTTGCTTTCCCCGTTCTTATTGTCCCCCCCTACATACCACATGGGGTTACTCCCGTAAAAATTAGCTCCGACACAATTACCCGAAAAAATAATTTTCCCTTTACGGCGCACCAAAAATACAGAGTTGGTTTTTAGCGTGATGCACCATACAGTTTCATCGTAATTATCTACAAACTGTTTACTCCCATACGTTATGTTCCTGCTGTTAGGATTAAACTGAAATTTGTATAGAGGATTGGTATAGCAATCCGACTGATATACTTGACATATAGTTCCTAACTTTAGGGCTATTTCCTGTAATCCATCTATGAGTTTTTGGGAAACAGATGATATTGCTATCCCTTTACCGTTTTTTGTACTATCCCCAAATGTATACCAATCCCACAGCAAACGGAGATATTCTTTTGGAAGGTCTAATATCCATCGTGGTATAAACTTCTCGTTAGACTTTCCAAACTGTTTCAGATAAATCCATAATTGTTTTGAGCAGATGTTTATATTGCTTTTGTTTGTACCCTTATTATGGTATTCATGTACTGTGAATGGAAAATCTTTGAGCATATCCATTATGATCTTTCTATTGTCTCCAGATTGTTTGATACTCACGGTATATAACTGTCTGCCGTTGTCACCTTTTGAGTTGCAAACACAGCCATCAGCAAGCCATATCCCAAAAAAGGGTAGCCATTTTTCTAATGGAATATGTATCTCTTTTTCAATATGTTCTTGCCCGTTTGTATTTATCTCACAAGCCGGAATGATAACCTCTGTGACAGCCGATGCCGATTTCCACGAATAGCCACTTCTCGGCACATACCACGCACTATTAACATCTTTTGCTAACCTAATGCCTTTGGTATCTGTAAAAGCACGATTCCTAATACCCTTTCCCTGTGGCTTACGATCTTTTAACGCAAACATTCTGTGATTCTCCGTCACAAAAAGGTTGAGATTTTGCGTATCAAACTTAACCATTCTTTCTGTGTTTTTGCGGATAATAATATTTTCTATTCCGCTATACTCCATTTCCAATGTTTCAGAATTAAGACTTAATACGGTATCTTCCATTGTTAATTCTGAATATTTCTTCCAACCATCCGTTGTAAAACATTCTGTTTCTGTGTCATAACAGTACGGAACATCGGCAATAATAAGCTGTGCTTTTTGAATTGGATAACACTTCCACCCTTGCATACTGTCGTTATATAACTCGCATTTCATCAGTATTTTCTCCACTCTCAATTCCCTGTGTTTCCGCCGTCCCAATAGCCGCTCTGACGCTTTCCGGGATCTGCTCTCGCTTCTCCACTTGCCGCCGAAGTGATTCATACTCGCGGATAAAGTGCGACTGTTCCACACTCTGAACCGTGGCTGTGTCCATAGCCGCCATTTCAGCAAGATTGTGTGATGATCCTACCGCCTTTTGGCATATCTCCGGGAGCCTGTTAAACTCTTCCTCTGCGTGATATCCAGAATTGCATATTGCCTTATACACAAGCCCCCACGCTTCAAGCGGTGTCAAAGTGTCCATGGGATTCTCCGAAGCTGTTCGGATGATCCCGAGAAGCTGACCGGGAGACGGAGCAAAGCCGCTTGTGTCGCCGGAGATGTATGCTATCAATGCCGCGTCTACCTGTTGTTTTGTGTAATTCCCAAGCACTACCGCCCATGTATCAAGCAACACCGTCAAATTCCCAGGCTTCCAGTTCGGGAAAAGCCCGTCAATCTTCATCAGGATGTCCTTTGTCTCGTCCCTTGTCATACGTCCCTCCACTTGTCATAAAACGCCTGTCGGTTTTCCTCTGCTGTTGTGCCGCTTCTGACCTTGTTTGAATAATTACCGTCTGCCACCTTTGCAAAATTGTTGGGCTTAACGAACCAGTCAAAGGTGATCGTGAAATCCGTCTTGCGCCCAAGCAGAAAGTCTGATGCTCTAATCCGGCATATTGCATCCAACACCTTTTCCTCTCCGTGTTCTTTGATTCTGCTGCACAGCATCTTATAACGCCTGCTTTCCTTGCTGATCGTATTTACCGGGGCTACGCCAAGGGATTCAAGCGTGTTCCATTCCTCAATCACTCGTTGGGCTTCCGCCCGACAATCATTCTCGTTAGAGAATGACAAAACCTGTTCTTCATTTTCAGATTCAGAATCATATTCAGATTCATATTCAGATTCAGAATCAGAATCATTATCAGAATCATTATCAGAATCATTATCAGACTCAGCTTGATTTGCTAGCATTTGCTTACTTTTGCTAGCATTTGCTATTTTTGCTAACTTTTGCTTGCTTTTGCTACCTTTTGCCTGACCGCCCTTAGATCCGCTTTCTGCGCGGCGTTCGCACGTTTCTTTATACTTTTCAGCATCATCCTTCATGGTTGCCTTAATCATCTGGAACATGGGAAAGATATACTCTGTTTCATCCGGTTCGATGCCTTCCTTTTGATAAGCAAAGATAGACTGGATAAGTTCTCCGGCGTCCTCTTTTTTGAGATTTATAAAGAGAGGCGCCCATGACTGATACATAACAAAGCTCTTTTTCATTCCTTCAAATCCCTCCACGCCTCATATTCCTTGTAGATCTGCATAAAGTCTTCCGCATTCATGACAACCAGCATTTTCTCATTATCAGCTCTGCAAAATACCACCGGGAAATTGCCTTTACCTTCTGCCCTCGCCTCGTCCTCTGCTTGGTGTATCCATTCATATGCGCCTATTTTTCTCCGGCGCTTTGCTTCAATGTGGATGAAGGGCGCTCCCTCCACGTCAGCGGCCTTTCCTGTCTTCCCCTTGTGCTGTGCTGTTCGATAAGCGTTGTACCCGTAATCTTTAAAGAGGTTCGCTACTTCTCTTTCGAAGACCTTGCCTCGGTCTCTACTTATCTTCGCCACTTGCATACCCTCCGACTATTTCCTCGATTCGTTTAAGTTTTGGCTTTATTCGCTCCAATGTCGCATCATCTACCGACAAGGCGATTCCCTGTATTGCCAGTGCAATTTCAAAAATATCCTTCTTGCTCATTTTCTCCTCCTCTTGCAATTCTCCGGCCATCTGTGTACCATAAACCCTTTACTGTATACCCATGCCGCCCGTGCTCACGTTTAATGATCCCGTCTGCGGTAAGATGATCCATGTGGAAAGTAACCGTCCCGGTCCCGATGTGAAGCCCCTCTGAAATCTCTTTCACGCTTGGCAACATGTTTTTTACAAGTGCGAACTGCTTGATATAAGTTAAAACGTCTTGATCTGTCATTTTCCCATCAGGTCTAATAGATTGACCTGTCCCTCCATTGGTTCATCTTTTGCCTTTTCTTTGTACGCCGGATTGATTCCTTTAAGATCCTTGTTCTTTAATCCGCAAGCGTTATATTTCAACCGCCAGTCTGTTGCAGCGCTGTTGCTGATCCCGTATGCCTTACACTTGTAGAAAACGTGTCCGTGCTCAAATCTGACAAGATGCTTGCAGGAAGAGCAAAGCCCGTCACCGTAACCGTATAATTCATACATAATGCTGTTCTTTTTCATACAAACGGAAGCTCCTCGTCAATGCCATCGGGAATGGTAGCCCAGCCGTCAGAATGTTCAGGCAAATCCTCTTCTTTTTTTGCCGGTGCATTCTCGCCTTTTCGCTGTGCAAACTCCCAAGTTCTAACGATCACATAAGCGTAGGTCGTATATGAGCCGTCCTGTTCCTTTACATTGTCAACGACAAGCTCCCCGGTGACTCCGATCTTCGTCCCCTTTGTGAGATACTTCGTAACGCTCTCCACAGTCTTTTCTCCAAGGAAGCGGAGAGGAATAAACCTCGATATATATTTTCCGTCCTTGTCTTTCTCTGTGGATGATACGGCAAGCGTCCCATATGCCACCTTCCCGGTATCATTTGTTTTCAAATCCTTCGTTAAATTTCCAAGTAAACAAATCTGATTCAATGTCTTTCTCCTTTCACAAATAAGATTTCCCAAATGTTTTTCGAAACTCTTCTCGTGCCGGGTCTGCGTCAGTATTTCCGCACACCATTTTTCTGTAGTATTCCTTCTCAAAGGCCACCTGTCCAAGCAGTCTTGACAAACTCTCTGCCGCCGGGTTCCCGTGGATCTGGTTTACTGTTCCATTGCTTGATAAATTATGTTCATCGTTGGTCAGCGGAATCTTCAACCCATACCGTTCGGAATTGTTTCGGTGGATGCCTGGTATTAAATGATGGTCGCTTTGCTTCGGTCTCCCGGAGAAAACGCTTATATCCTCATACTTTGTTAGTACGCTTTTCATCCGTGCTTTTTCTCCCATTGCTTTAATAATTCTTGTGTTTGCTTGTCTGGCGGCAATTTCAACCCCATTTCATCCATTTCAGAAATCACACCATTCAGAAGGTCGGAAAACTCTTTCGTGTTGTATGTGGATGATCCGTAATAGCAAAGAAGCTGTACCGCTTTCCTTCCGTTTACATCCACCTCTCCGACTTCTTCGATCTCTCGCCATTGTGCTTTCATTGATTCGACTGCTTTCGGATCGACCAGAACATATGAGTATTTCCCGTAGCGCTTGAGCATTATCAGATAGATATTCCATTTATCGTTATGAAGTGCTTTGGCAATGTCGGATAGGCAAGCCCATAAAAGACCGTTTGCGTCAAGGCTTCGTCTCTCTTTATGCTCTTTTAGGTCCCAGACCTTATCCGGCTTCTGTATCTGCTTTGGTTCTGTGAGAAACCGGATAATCTGCGTTGCCGTGCCTGTCATACTGCTGCCGACTCCTTAACCTTGTCCCAGTTGTTATTGATGTTGGAATACTGGTTGATTGTCAGCATCCCCAGTTCCTTGACCTTGTAAAGCGCACACAGCTTCGCCGTGTCTACTCCGTCGTTCTTGCACCGTGCGGTCAATGCCTTTACATCCTCCGGCGTGATGATCTCTTTTCCGGTCTTTTCAAACTTCTCCTCATTCTTTATCTGTTCCGGGCTTCTGTTGTCCTCTGGAAGATCTTCTCCGGCGTAGATATAAAGTCCAAGGCCGTGTCTTGCCACCGCTTTTGTAAGGCTCCTCTGGATCGTCTTATTCACATCCGTTGAGGTAATGTTCTCCACTGGGATAGATTTATTCACGTTATTCATGACCGGAAGATACTCAATGTGCTCGATCCCGTTCACGGTGACGCCTGTTTTCACCCAAGCGGTATGTCCGTCATGGTGATAATTGAAGCCGTCCGCATTCTCGTAAATAGTGTAGGTGGCATCCGGGTGTCTCTTCTTCAACTCCGCCCAAGCATCAGCCC